CCCCCAGGGCACGTAGCCGTTCGCGTCCGGGTCCGGCATGAGGAGCTTGACCCAGTAGTAGGCGACGCCGCGCAGTCGGTGATTCGCGCCCCAGAGACTCGCATCGCCCACGCCGGCCACGAGCGTCGCGTCCGCAGCCTGGTTGTCGTTCCCGAGGTGGTAGCCGACCGTGTAGAGCCCGCCGTACTTCGGATCGGAGGCGTAGGTCTGGTCGAACTTCAGCTCGTCCATGATGTAGGTCATGTCCGAGCCCGGCGCGAGCGCCTGGCCGCCCTCGCTCACCGCGAAGACCATCCAGAGCGTCTTGTTGTCGGCGCCGGTCGCGTGCATGAAGACGCGCGTCCCGCCGATCCGCACCTCGCCATAGACGACCGGGAGCGGGTCCACCGTGGAGGCGGAATTCAGGGACAGCGACTGCCGATTGACGATGGGCTGCTGGCTGGGGGCGTCCTCAGCGAACAGCACGTTGCCGAGCATGCCGATCCCGGCCGACACGATCCCGCCGATGATGGAGCCGGTGATCCCGCCGATGGCGGTGGAGATCGCGCCTCCGGCGACGGCGCCAGCTAGTCCGAAGATTGCGGCAGGCATGGGATCCTCACGACGCGCGAGACGTGTCCGACCGCCCAGATCGGGACGATGCCGAGGTAGCCCGAGTCCTGCACGGGCAGCATCACCCGATCCCCCATCATCGACAGGGCCGGCGTCGAGCCTGGCCACTCCACCGACGACTGCACGCGATCATAGAGCACGATGTCCCCGAAGTGCGGGTGATCGACCGTCGTGCAGCCCAGCGCCTCCAGATGGCCGTCGAGATCGCCGAGTTCCTTCCACAGCACCAGCGCCGAGCGCACGTCGAAATACCTCGCGCGGATCGTCCCGAACAGGTCCCCGCCGGTCATCACGTCGATGGCCTGGAGCACGAAGGCGTGGCAGTCGGTGCGGCCCCAGAGCATCGGCTCCCCGATGAGCTGGAACGAGAAGGCGCGCAGCCGGGCCGCCCAGCCGTCACGCTTTCGAAGGAGCGCGCCCCCAGAGGATCGTGGCATCGGCGGTGCTGACGTTGTTGAACCCGAGGTCGCCCGGGAAGTAGTAGTTTTGGAGCGCATTGTTCGTTCTCCGGCCCGTGATTCGTTCGTAGTCGGTCCACTGATTGACGACGCGGACCGCCAGCGTGCTCGTCGACTGATCGGGATCATCGGAGCACGTCGGGTTGTCGAGCCGGCCCTGCAGGACCTTGATCGGGTCCACGACGATCGCGTAGTTCGCATCGAGCAGCGCCAGGTAAATCGACGCCGGCCGGTTGATGTAGTTCTCCGAGAGGAAGGCGGCCAGGTAGGCCCGGTCGACGCAGGAGAGCTGGACCGTCGTGTCGTGGACCTGGAGCTGCGTGGTCTCCTCGACCTGATCGAACTGGAGGAAGTGCCCCAGCGCGAGGTAGGTGTTGCCGTTCCACGTCAGCGGCGCATAGGCGTCCGTCAGGTAGATCGTCCCGCTGTCGAGCCCGACCTCGAGCAGGTGCACCACGCAGTAGACATCAGCCGAGAGCCGCGAGGCGAAAGCGACGGTCATCCCCCGGGCGGTCATCACGGCACCTCGAGCAGGTGGAGCTCGGCGAGCTGCACGCGCTGGGCCGGCATCATTTCCGCTTCGAGCGTGTCGCCGTCGACCGCGCAGGTGAACGGCACGTTCGACACCGTGATCGCCTCGTTCGCCGCGACCTGGGAGAGCAGCCCGGGCCGGAGCGCGATGGTCGCTTCCCCGCTCCCGTCGGCCACCACATCCGCCGTCGCCATGTAGACCTTAGCGTGGCTCGCGAACTTCAGGAAGTCGCCGGCCTTGAGCACGGTCTGCCCGGCGGTCCAGCCCTTCGACGGCACGGACTGAAGCCCGGCGGTCGTCGTGGTCTTCACCAGCGGCGTACCGGCGCCGGTGCCCTGGAGCACGCCGATCTCCGGCGGGTAGAAGGTGAACGTCCCAGCCTCGCCGGCCTGGCTGACGAGCCAGGCGTAGAGCGGGGAGAACTCCGTCCGGGTCATCGACGGCCATTTGAGGATGAACATCCAGCGCTGTGCGCCGCGGCTCCGCACGATGCGGCGCAGGCTGTGGGCCGTGGTCTTATAGCTCGGCTCGAAGGACTCCAGGGTCACGGAGTAGGGGGCCGGGCTGCTCGGGAAGGTTCCACTCATCGGCGCATGCCTCGTTTCGCGTTCTTATCGAACGCCGACTGAATCATGGCGGTGATCATGCCTCGCCGCTTCAGCAGCAGCGAGTCGAAGCCGGCGGCGTCGTTCGCCTGGATCGTGAAGTTGATCGACGTGCCGCCCCCGTTGCCGACCGTCACCTGCTCGCCAGGCGTCGCCTTGAACGCAACGAGCTGAGAGTCCGGGCCGCCGCTCCCGCCCACCACGAAGCTGCCACCGTACTGGAACCCGAACAGTCCCTTGAACCAGTCCCAGGCGCCCGACACCGCGCCACCGAAGCCGCTGAGGTCGAGCCCCGAGCTGGCGGTCGTGTCGGCCTTCTTGCCGGTCGTCGGCTTCGGGCTGAGCCAGTTCGTCAGCGCCTGGCCGAGCGGTTCGGTGATCGTCAGCCGGGTGATGATCTTGGCGATGTCCTGCAGAAGTCCGGTCAGCACGTCGGACAGGCTCTTGCCGCCGGAGATCGCATCCTCGAACGCCGAGGTGAAGGTCAGCCCGAGCTGCTTCGCCGCGGACTCCAGGTTCTTGCCCTGCTGGGTCGTCGCCGCCAGCTCCTCCTGCGCGTGGGTCAGCGCGCGGGTCCAGTCCTCCTGGCTCAGCACGCCAGCATCGAGGAGTTCGTTCAGATGGCGCACGGAGTCCCCGTAAATCTCGGCCGGCGTGCGGATCGCGTCCCGGACCTGCTGGGCCTGGGTGACGAGCGCCTGGTTCGCCTTGGCCTCCATTTCGGCGCGGTTCTTCGTCTGCTCGGCGAGGAAGCGCTCCGCATCGGCCGTGCCCTTGATGGTGTCGATCTGGATCGCGTCGGCGAGGGCCTTCTTCTTCGTCGTCTCGTCGAACAGCGCGGCGCGCCCCTTCTCGATGTCGTACAGGACCTCGGCCTCCTTCGTCATCTCCTGGTCCCCGGCGATCTGCTTCTGCAGGTTGTCGAGGTACTCCTTCTGCTGCTTCGCGATGTCGGTGCCGCCGGTCCCCTGGGCGAGCGCCTTCTCCAGGCGGGCGCGGGCGTCGTCGGTCATCCGTTTGACGGAACTCTCGGTGTCGGCGGTCTTGCCCTTGCCGGAAAGCGCCTCCTCGAGCGCCTGGCCGAACGTCTTGTGGTTCGTCAGGTCGTCGATGGCGAGCTCCGTCGCCTTGCGCGCGACCTGGATCTCCTCCTCGTAGGACTTGATCGCTTTGGTCGCCTCCTCGGGGGTGATCTGCCCTTTCAGCTTCTGGAAGTACGTGTCGACGATCCGGCTGTTGTTGACGATCGCCGTGTACGTCTCCCCGAGGGCGAGCCCGACGATCCCGATGATGCGGCGGGCGTCGTCGAAGGCGTCGGCCAGGAAGGCGATGGCGCGCGCGGCTGCGTCGCCCCAGTTGACGAGCTGGTTCGTCGTCAGGTCGTCGTCGGCGTTGCTCAGCTTCGCCGCCTCGACGGCCGTGTCCTCGAAGACCTTCGCCACGGTCGCGAGCGGCCCGGCCAGCTCGGTGAGGATCTTGTTCCCCTGGCCCTCGATGACGAGCTTCATGACCTTGAGGGAATCGTTAAACGACGCCGCGGCCTTGATGGTGTTGTCGGAGAGCACGACGCCGAGATCGTCGGCGAGCTTGCGGAAGTGCTCCAGCTCGGCGCCGCCGCCTTGGAGCGCGGGGAGGAGTTGGTTGCCGGCGCGGCCGAGCAGGGAGACGGATGCGGCCACCTGGAGCCACGGCGCGTCCTTCAGGCTGGCGATCCCGTCGGCGAACTTGTCGAGCACCTTGCGCGAGGCGTCGGCGCCGGTCCCGATCTGCTTCAGGTCGATCCCGAACGCCTGGAAGATGGCGGACTGCTGCTTCGCGCCACCGGCGGCGGCCGCGATGTTCTTGTCGAGGAGCTTGAGCCCGGTCGCCAGGCTCTGCGTGTCCACGTCGGCGAGCTGGGCCGCGACGGCGAGCTTCTGATACTCGTCGGCGGCGAGGCCGGTCTTGATGCTGATCTTGCCGATGGCGTCGGCGGCCTCCAGGGAGCGGCGGGTGATCTCGATGACCCCGCCGATGGTCGCCGCCTCACCCAGCCGTTTGAACGCGGTCTCGACGAAATCGATCTGGCCGCCGATCTTCTCCATCGCCTCGCGGACGGTGGAGACCGACTGCTCCATGTCGCCGCGCAGCTTCGCGATGTTGGTGCCGATCTCAAGGACCAGCGAGCCCAGGGTGCCGGCGGCCATTACATGAAGCCCTGAAGGAATTGCATCGTCTCGTCCTCGCTCGCGTATCGTTTGCCCTTCTCAACGTAGGGCATGAAATCCGCCGGGACGAATCGCTCGGTGCTGTTCGCGTTGGCGACCGTCGAGGCGATGATCCCGGCCTGGAGGTCGGTCCGGTACTCGCCCCAGGGACTGCGCTGGTAGGCGGCGAGCCAGAGCCCGAACTCCGCGGCGTCCATCGTCTCCAGCAGCTCGGCGCGGGTGCGCCCCAGGGTCCGCGCCAGGAGAAGCTGGAACTCTAGCTCGGGGCGCTCTCGGATTTTTTTTCGGCCGCCTCCTGATTGAGGTGGTTCTCATCGAGCACCGCCGTCATGATCGCCCGCGTCTCGTCACGGTAGAGCGTCGCCAGCTCATCCCACTGCGCCGGAGCGTAGACCGACGTCACGCCGTCCGCCTCCACCACGCACGCGCCGAGCAGCGCCTGCATGAATCCGAGCGCGCTCCCGGCGGCGTCCTCGCGCAGGCTCTCCAGCAGGCTGAGCGGCAGCACGCGGACATAGCCGGGCTCGTCAGAGCCCGGCACGTCGATGGCCCGCTGCACGGGCCGTTTGAACTCTCGCATCGTTCCCCCTTTCGTTGTGGTCGATTAGGTCGTGTAGACCTGGGCGCGGCCCGAGGAGGTCAGCACGACCTGGGTCTTGACGACGTCCTGCTTCGAGCCCGTCGGGATCAGCGGAGCGGAGACGTAGCCGTTGAAGAGCAGCTTCCAGCCGTTGGCGAAGGTGATCTTGATCGCGCGCTCGCTGATCGTGTCGGCCGCGGCCTTCAGGGCGATCAGCGCCGCGTCCGTCGGGTCGTAGATGGACTCGAAGGTCAGGGTCAGCGGATCGTTGATGGTCGGCGCCTGCTTGCGGACCGAGTCGTGGATCGTGGTGATGTCCGCGAACTGGGGCGCGCTCCCCGAGGCCGACACGTCGGTGATCGTCCCGAGGGTCGTCGAGAACGTCACGGGCGTGGTCGTGCCGGAGCTGAACGTGCCGTAGTTCGTCGAATCGATCCCTTCGCACTGGAAGTTGTCGCCGCCGGCGGTCTCGCCGGTCACGCGGATTACCCGGCGGTCCAGCTGGTACATGCCCTGCACCAGCAGCAGGTGGTAGTCGCCATTGGCCGGATCGACGCCAGGCGTGTAGGTCAGGCGGCCGGGGTTGTTCCTCGTGATCGAGACAATGGGCATCGCCGTGCCGTAGGTGCCGAGCGCGATCTGTACGTTGGACCAGAAGATAGCCATGTTCGCTGCCTCCTCAGGACAGGTGGTTGACTTGCAGGGTCGCGGCGAACTCCGAAGCCGATGGCTCGAAGGTTGCACCGCGATCCAGGTACTCGAACGGTCCCCCCGCGAGGAGTGCGTTCAGGGCCTTGTCGGCCAGGTCTTCAGCGCCGGCACGGGTCGGCGCCAAGCATAGCACCTCGAGACCGACCTTCGTCGCCGCGATGGTGCCGTGCACGGTCTGGATGACCTCGGTGCCGGTCCGGCGGTAGACGATCGCCGGCAGCGCCGCCTCCTGCGGCATGGCGTCGGGGTAGATGCGCAGCGAGGTGATCGCGGTCACCGCGGCCGCGCCGCTCAGGATCGAATAGACGGTCGTTTCGCTGCTCATGGTCCGGTCAGTTCCCCCTGGCGGATCGAATCATTGAAGGCGTTCTGCATGGCGCGGATCGCCTCCTGGGAGGCCTCCGGCAGCGCCTGGGTCAGGAACCGTTTGCCGGCGACCTTGTGGCCGGAGCCGTCGCGCTTCGTGCCGACCGCCGTGAACCCGAGCTCGACGAACCGCCAGTAGAACGGATCCTCGCCTCGCTTCTCGCGCTTCGTCGCGCGCCGCGTGACGACCTTCCCCCAGCGGTTTTTGTACGTGACCTTGCCGTTGATGACCTCGCGCGTCTTCCCGTGCTCGACGCCGATGATGTAGATCACCTTGTCCCGGTCCTGGTTCTTCTTCGACTTGCGGATCGTGATGTTGCGTCGGAGCGCTCCGGTGCGGTCCTTGAACAGCGTGGTGACTCGGGCGTCGTCGCGGACCACGGTCGCGGCCGCTCGGGTCATGCGGGTGGCGGTCTTGCGCTGGAACTTGTCCGGCAGCGCGCGGAATCGCTTCTCCAGCTCGGCGAAGCCGGTCACGTGCAGCGTATTAGCCATCGGCGAGCCCTCGCTGCATCAGCAGCACCTGCTGGATCTTCCGGCCGTCGGGATCGGAGATCCGGAGGATGTTGTACGGGACGCCATCATGCACGACGCGCATCTTCTCCGTCAGCCCGTCGAGGTAACGGATCGTCGCGCGGTCCGTCCCCTCGGGCTTCGTCTGATAGTCGAGGAACTGCTCCTGGCCCGCCAGCGCCTCGACCTTGCCCGGCACGGTGGCGAACGCGACCCAGGTCACGACCGCGGCCCCGAACGCGTCTCGCGCCTCCTGGGCCTGCTCAATCGTGAGTTGATGTCGCAGCTCGCCCGCGCGCATCAGAGGTACGCCTGCAGCGCCGGCCACCACGCGGCGGACAAGTCGGTGGCCTG